AGATGGAAAAGACGCTGAAGTTAAGAAAGAAGCACTTAAACCCAAATCAAAGGAAGTACAATGAATAAAATTGCTTGGAATTACATTGTTCCTATCAAAATGCCAGCCGACCTAAAAGGAGTAACCCCTGGAAAATTGCCTGAAGAATTGCTCAGAAAAATCCCAACAGGTGGAAAACTCCATTGGCGAGCAGCAGACGCATGGAACGCAATGGTCGCCAAAGCAGCAGCGGAAGGGCTTGAACTCAAACCCACGTCGTCGGGCGACCTCTATCACACTTACGACTCGCAATTGGCGGGCTTTAAGTCACGCTACGTATTGGAACCAGTTGTCGGAACAAGCACAAAAACCTTTGAAGGCAAAACCTGGTATCTAAAAAAGGGTATGGCTATGATGGCTACACCAGGAAAGTCAAATCATAATCTTGGTTTGGCTATAGACGTTCATTCTGCAGGAGAAGCAAAACGACTAACCTGGCTCATCAATAATGTTAAAGACTTTGGTTTTAGTTGGGAAGTTTTTCCAAGCGAACCATGGCATTTGCGACTAGTAACTGGTGATAATCCAACACCAGCCGTTGTTGCTTTCACTGGTGGACAACCACTAGTTTAAAGTAATTTTGTAGGGAGTTGATATACCTACATATAGCCATTACAGTGTAGTGTACTGGAGTTTATAACCATACAAACTGGAGCACCACTTGGACAACTCATCGTTAATTAACGATTTACTAAACCCTACAAAAGAACAAAATCAACAAAAGTGTAAAGTAGGTCGCATGGTTGATATGCTTCCTGAAGAGACTTCCGATGCAATACAGAAGGCGGTTGGTTTAATACGCACTACGCAATACCAAGGTAAAAACAAAACGTATAGTAGTGTATGGTTATCTAAAGTTCTTCGTAAAAATGGTTATCCAATAAGTCCAAGTACTATTCAACGACACGTTAACAAGGAGTGCTCCTGTGAACAATCTGATTAATGACTTAAACCAACCAAACAAAAATACCAAAGTTCTTGGTAAGTTGCTTGAGTTGCTTGACCGCAAGAACATAGATATTGAAGATATTGGTGATGTAAAACGGGTATCTATTTACCAATCACTTACTAAAAATGAGGATGGTGAGGCAGAAGTACACGACCTTGCTGCTATTCAGTTCTCACCTTCTTGGGACAGTGGTCCTGAGTGGCCTGTGGTCCAACAAGGACCAGCAATTAAATTGCCTATTAAAAAACCAATTGTTAAAACCAAAAACAAATATAAGAAGTGTGTGATAGTTCCAGACGCTCAAATTGGTTATTTCCGAGGACGGGATGGGAAACTTGAACCAACCCATGATGAAAAAGCAATGCAAATTGCAATTGAATTAATACGCGAGGTACAACCTCAAACCGTTGTCTGTGTTGGTGACAATCTAGATTTACCTGAAATGGGTAAATATCTTACCTACCCATCGTACGCACAAACTACTCAAGCAGCAATTGACCGCGCAACAAAGTTTTGTGCAGAACTTCGTGAGGCTGCTCCAAGTGCAACTATTGTTTGGTTAGCAGGAAACCATGAAGAGCGAATGCCAAAATACTTACTTACTAACGCTGGTGCTGCTTATGGTTTAAGGAAGGGTAACACTCCAGATTCTTGGCCTGTGTTAACTGTTCCGTATCTTTGCCGTATGGATGAGTTTGGTGTTGAGTACCGTCCAGGCTATCCAGCATCTGATTTTTGGATTAATGAAAAACTTCGTGTTATTCATGGAGACAGGGTTAAATCATCAGGGTCAACAGCACATATATACCTAAACCAAGAAAAGACTTCTGTTATTTACGGGCACATTCACAGAATTGAAATGGCATTTAAAACACGAGAAGACTTTGATGGTCCTCGTACAATTATGGCAGCCTCTCCTGGTTGTCTTGCTCGTATTGACGGAGCAGTGCCCTCTACTAGAGGTGGTGTAGACCTTGATGGACGACCACTTGTTAGGTATGAAAACTGGCAACAAGGATTGGCTGTGGTTACCTACGAACAGAGTGGAGACCATAAGTTCTCATATGAACTAATACCTATATACAATGGTTGGGCTATATATCATGGCAAAGAATTTATCGTCAAGTAACCATGACTACTATCCTCGGTATTCAAGGAGATGGGTTTTCAGTAATTTGCTCAGACTCTCGTGTGTCTACAAGTGGTGATAAGTTTTTCCAGATTGGAACTTTACGAGAAGGTTCTAGCAAAGTTTCTCAAAACGGTAAATACTTGATTGGTGCTGCTGGTGACGTTCGCGCCATTAACATTCTTCAACATGTTTTTCAACCACCCTCTCCTCCTGTAAGTTACAAAAAGAAAACTTTAGACCAGTTTTTTACATCTAAATTTGTGCCATCTTTAAGAGATTGTTTTGAATCACAAGGATACGCTGTACCTGAACGTGAAGATAAAGAACACATTGCAGAACAGGGTTCCTCAGTCATCGTTTCTATTAACAGTACTATCTATGTTGTAGAAAGTGATTATTCATGGTCTTCTGAAGCAACTGGGCTATACGCCTTAGGTTCAGGTGCTTCTTATGCGCTAGGCGCACTAGAGGTATTAACTCGTAACAAAAAAGTAAATAGTCAATTTGCAAAAACAGCATGTTTTCGCGCTTTGGCTGTTGCTTCCAAATACGACCCTCACACAGGGTCGCCTTATCATTCATTTGTACAAGGCGAAAAAGTGAGCGTTAAACGACGCAAAAAGGTATAATTAACACACAACCTATCAAGGAGACTAAATATGACTAAGAAAATAAATATGTCAGAAATTACGGATGTAGCAACTAAAGGTGGAACAATCGGTGTTGTTTCATACCTAATGGCTACATGGGAAGTTGACCCTTCTCTTAACATTGTAATTTTACCTGCTATTCTATACGTGCTTAACTTTCTTAGCACTAAAATTGGAGACCCTCAAATTGCTAACTTTTTTGCTAAACAAAGCAAGGTTGCTGAGGCTTCAGTTAAAGAAACAGTTGCACGACCAACTGGAGTTGCTAAAGTTACTGCAATTAAAAAAGGCGATTCAGAGAACAAAAAGAAATAAGCCACTAAATGGGAATTGATTTTTGGTCACCTTCTTATCGTGCTTCTGCTAGTGACTTAACAGTTGCTATTAGCCCTTTAGGGCTTGTTGAGTTAGCCGACGAAGAGTTTGAAGTCCACGGTCCACGTCTAAACAGATACTCGTCTGCTTGGGCGTGGTACTTAGGACACCACTGGTCATATCGCCGTGAGATGGGTGAATCTCAATTTTATTCAAACTACGTCCGAACTATGTCGGATTACATTACAAACTTTTGTTTTGGTAAAGGCGTTCAATTTAAAGTTCCTGAACAGAACAATGCAATAATTCCTCACTTATTAGATGATGTGTGGAGCACCCATAATAACAAACATAAAGTTATTTGGGAAATGGGGCAATTGGCTGGAGTTACTGGCGATTGCTTTACCAAAGTAGCGTACGAAGAACCTTATGTAGATGGTGCTGGTATCCCACACGAAGGTCGTATTAGAATTATTCCACTTAACCCAGCGCACTGTTTTCCTGAATACCACCCACATGACCGTGACCGCATTATTCGGTTTAAATTAAAATACCGTTTTTGGGGAACTTCTGCTGAAGGTACTCGTCAAGTTTATACGTTTACAGAAATCCTTACAGACGATAACATTCAACAATTTATTAATGATGAATTGATTGATGAATACCAAAACGCTATTGGAATGGTCCCTATTGTCCACATTACTAACGTAAGTATCTCTTCATCACCTTGGGGTCAATCAGATATTTGGGATATTATTCCGTTAAATCGTGAATTAAATGAAAAGATGGCTGAAGTTTCAGACATCATTAACTACCATGCTGCACCAGTAACAATTATTACTGGAGCAAAGGCTAGTCAATTAGAGCGAGGACCTAAGAAAGTTTGGGCTGGATTACCAAAAGATGCTTCGGTATTTAACCTTGAATCTCGCGGTGAAATGGCTGGCGCTATTGAATACATCAATATTATTAAACGAACAATGCACGAGATTACTGGTATTCCAGAAGCAGCATTAGGACAATTCCAACCAGTGTCTAACACTTCTGGTGTTGCTTTGGCTATTCAATATCAGCCTTTAATGAATCGTTATCAAATGAAAAAGATTCATTTTTCAAAAGGTCTTGAGCGAATAAACGAACTTGTTATTCGTACTGCTGCTGTGTTCAGACCAGAAATGCTAGTTTATAATCAATTAAAATCAGCAAAACCAGAACGAGATAATCTTCTTGAGTTAGACCCTGCTGACCCTATTACGTACAAAACAACATGCCATTGGCCTGACCCATTGCCTGTAGATGTGCTTATTAAACTTAATGAAGTACAAGCAAAGATGTCATTGGGTTTAGAATCAAAACGCGGTGCTCTGCGTACATTGGGTGAGGAATTTCCGAACGAAAAGATGGAAGAAATCTTTGAAGAACTCATGGATGACGCTATTGACCAAGGTGCTTTGACCATGCTTACTTCTCAAATACAAGCCGCAATTATGTTGGCAACAGGTATGTTGCCTAATAATGAAGGTCCTGTTCCTACGTCGGCTGGGGGGTCTGACGTATCTACAGCAGGAAATTCTCAAGGTTCTATGCCTGGAACGGCTGTAAACCCTGTAGAATCAGACCTGATGAATCAATTGGTTAGCAAGGCTTATGGTGCTAGGTTCGCCCAGCGCCGTAATCCAGACGAAGATTAAACTGTTTATTACCTTAGTCAATATAAGCCCAACTAGAAAGATACATAATTATGGCAAAGCAAACAGATGACACTGTTACTATCCTTGCAGAAGCAACAGCAACAATGATGGATGAGTCAGCAAAAGTTACAGGTCAAAATAATAAGACCTTTACTGAAGACGACGTTGAGAGCATCCGTAAACAGGAAAAAGACAAGATGTATAAGCGTCTTGAAGAAGCCGATTTACGAACAAAGACAATGGAAGAGCAATTAAAAGTCATTACTGGAGAGCGAGAAGCGGCTATTAGGAAGGCTGAAGAAACTGCTCTCAAAGAAGCAGACATTCGTAAACAACGCGAATTTGAAGAGTTGAGCGCAAAAGAACTCCTCCTAAAGCAAGAGACAGAGTTTACAAAGAAAATCAATGACGTTGAAAATGAGTGGAAAGGTCGTCTAGAAGAGATTGAGCGTGACCGTCAGGCACAGGCAGCCCTTTTGGATAAAGAACGACGCCACCAAGAACTCCAAACTTACATCTCTCGCCGCATGCAGGAGGAGCAGGAGAACATTATTCCACAACTCCTTCCCCTGATAACTGGTTACTCTGAGGAAGAGATTGAGTTACAGATTAGCAAGTACAAGGACGCAAGTTCTGCTATTCTTGAAAATGTCCAAAGAGTGCAGTCTGAATCTCAGACTCGCTTTAAAGCAGTAGGTGTTACATCACCTCCTGTTGGACCAATGGAAACCCAAATGGAGCAGCAAACGATTACTGCGGAAGATATCCGCAATATGTCAATGGAACAGTATCAAAAAATGCGTGAGAAAATATTAAATGCACGTTCTTCAAAGGGTCGTTTTTAACGAACTTTTATAGAGCGTTTAATTATCCACAACAACTAACAAAGGAATTTATTCTATGGCATATCCAGGCCCAGCAGGTGGTGCAGTTACTGGAGCAGACTTGTCGGCAATTACAACGACTGGCTACTCAAGTGATTCATCCCTCTCACCAGCAATTCAAGCAATTTGGTCAAAAGAGATTTTGTTCCAAGCAATGCCTGTTCTTCGTTTTGAACAGTTCGCAGTAAAGAAGACAGAACTTGGTGTAATGCCTGGTTTGACAGTTAACTTCATGCGTTACACAAACCTCACAACCAACGACGATACAGGTGCAGTGTTGGTTGAAGGTGTCCGTATGGAGCCAAGTGCTCTTTCGGCAAGTCAAATCCAAATCACCGTAAAGGAACAAGGCAAGTCAGTTGCTGTCACCGAGTTGTTACTTAACGCAGCATTTGATGACGTAATGGCATCGGCTTCACGTCTCCTTGGTCGTCACATGGCACAGTCAATGGACATTCAAGCACGTAACACTCTTTACTCTTCAGGTGTTCCGTTTGCTGGTGGTTCAGCAGTTCCTCCAAGTGTGGTTTTTGGTCGCAACACCAACGGCGCAACACGTGGTTCAATTGCTCCTTACGAGTACTCAGCGGCTGGGTCGGCTTCGGCTCCTGGCTATCTCTCACCTGCAACTATTAAAGATGCAGTTGAAGTACTTGCTGGTCAGAACATCCCACGTCTTGGCGACACATACGTGTGCTTCGTTCACCCATCACAAAGCCGTTCGCTTCGTGACTGGCCTGAATTTATTGAAGTCACTAAGTACGCTGCTCCAGGCAACTTCATGCTTGGTGAAATTGGTCGTCTCTACGACGTTGTATTCATTGAAACCACTCAAGTACTTAAGGGACAAGCGACAACAGACATTGTTGACGTCAACCCAGTAACGGCTGGTTTCCAAGACCCAATTGCTGATTCGTATAACGCGATGATGATTGGTGATAACGCATTTGGTCAAGCAATCGCTTTGCCAGTTGAGTTACGAGATGGTGGCGTCATTGACTTTGGTCGTGAGCATGGTCTCGCTTGGTACGCAATTTGGGGTTTCGGAGTTATTACTCACGAGAGCCGAGTGCTTATCAACACTAAGGGTGGCGCAATCGGCGCTTCGTAATTGAAGTAAGTATTTAAGTTTAAAGGGTCAGTGGGATAATTCCACTGACCCTTTATACTTGTAAGTGTCCAATCACAAGGAGAAAACATGGTACGTAAAAACATCACAACCGCTACACAACAATTCGCTGAAGAAGTAGAAAATGTTGAAATTGCAGTTCCTGTTCCAGTAGAAGGTAGTAACCTAATTCAAGCCCGTATCAAGGGAACTTGGCAAATGTACTGGGGTCAAGAAGTGTATAATTTTGTAGATGGAAAACGATTCAACATCCCAAAAGGTTTGCACGACTACTTGCGTAAGAGTGGAAATATTTACGACACATTGTAAAGGATACTAATGGCGGGTTTTACAATCCCCAATTCACCAGATACCGATAAATCAACACTGGACCAATCAGAGCCAGACCGCGTTGATTTTGAGATTTTAGGTAACCGTAGAAAAGGCGTTGTTTCTAATGCTGGTGTAACTGTTGTTTCTGGCAACGTTGTTGCCGTTGCTGCTGGAACTGTTTCATATGAAGGAGTTGATTACGCTCTTTCTGCTAATGGCTCATACTCACTATCAAGTGCTCCTTCTTCTGGAAACCGTTTTGATTTAGTAGTTGCTAGGTATGCAAGTTCTGCAGTAACCATTCAAACAATTACAGGAACTGCTAGTTCTACAAACCCAGTATTTCCAGCGCTTCCTTCTACTGATGTTGTTCTTGCAGCAGTATTGCGTCGCGCTAATGAAGCAATTGTTGCAAACGATATTATTGATAAACGAGCATTTAGCCCATCTGCTACTCCAGTAGTTAATACTTTGGAAAGCATTGACATTGATGGTGCAACTGATATTGGTGCTGCACTTGTTGATACAGACCTTATTATTGTTGATGACGGTGCAAACGGTACTAATCGTAAAAGTGCATTATCTCGTGTTGCTACATACCTTTTTGGAAAAGTTAGTGGTGATGCAACGACCACATCTGGTGGTGCTTTAACAATCGCATCTGATGCAGTCACTACAGCAAAGATTTTAAATGCTAATGTCACAGCAGCAAAATTAGCAAACACAACGGTAACGCCAGGTTCTTACACAACAGCAGATATCACGGTAGACGCACAAGGTCGTATTACTGCTGCATCTACTGGTACGGCTGCTTTGGGTGGAGACAGCGACCAAATTGTTCTTGGCGCAGCGATATTTGGGTAACGGTCAATATGACCGAGAGACCTATCCCTAAGCCAACTGGAACCGTACAAGACGCAACTCGTGTGAGAAGAATGATGGTACACCGTCAACGAGAAGCATATCCAGCAATTAATTATCCAGACCAGGACACTATTCCTGGCACAGATTCGGCGGATGAATAGTGGCTCATTTTAATACAGCGATAGTTGAAGAAGTCACTACACTTGCTCGTAATTTTTTGCGTGATTTTCCAAAGTTTTTTCAAACTTCTTTTGAGGCAACTACTCGCACCTATGAACTAGGTCATCCAAACATTGATACAGATAGTTTATATATTGCAACACACACGTCTGGTGCAAGCACGCCCACAGTTTTGGCTTCAAGTGGGTATTCATTAGATGCTAGAAATGGTATTTTAAGACTTACTAGTACTCCAGCAGCCAATAGCAGCCTTATGGTTGAAGGTTATCACTACGAATGGATTTTGCCAGCAGACCTTGAATTTTACGCACATCATGCTATTGAAGAACATGTTTATAACTTGTCTACACCTTTAGAAAACATGGCTGGAATTGTTATTGACACAATTGGAATGGCAACAGTTGTTAATTCTTTGTGGGCTTTGTTAAGCGAATATAGCCGAGACATTGACGTAATGACTTCTGAATCGGTTCACATTCCTGGCAGTCAACGTTTTAGAATGGTTCAAAGTCTTCTTGAATACTGGCAACGACAATATGAAAATCAAGCACGTGCGCTTAATATTGGAATTAATCGCATTGAAGTAATGAATCTTAGCCGAGTTTCACGTACTACAAATCGCTACGTTCCAATTTACCGCGCTCGTGAACTTGGAGATTACGGTCCAATTGAACGAATATTTCCAGAACGAGATACAGGAACTATTGAAATTGAGGATAAAGGCGATGACCTACGAGAGGACGTATTTGTAGACACAAATCCTCCTAGCAGTCTCTATAACACTGGATTCTTTTAATGGATGCCCGAACTGAATTAGGGCTTATCAGAAAACGTTACCGAGAGTATTCTCGGTTAATTGGTGAGTCCATTATTTATTATGAGTTTTTACCATTTGGTAATGCTGCTAGTTCTACTGGTTCTTACTACGATGAAGTATACGACGAAGGCGTAAAAGGTGTTGGAGGACGTAAATATAAAAATGGTATTATTCTTCCAGTTTTGATGATTACAGAAACTGAAGACCAAAAGCGTTCAATTCCAGAAGGTCGTCAACCGATTGAAGTTGTTAATTTTGTGGCCTCAGTTGAAGATTTTAGAAGTGCTGGAGTGTCTAATGTTTGGGAGTACAAAACTCACTTAAATGATTTGTTTACGTACGACGGAAGATACTTTACTGTAACTTCATACAAAGTTCGTGGTAGAGCCAAAGACGATATTATTATAGTAGTTGAAGGTCTTGAAGTGTATATGAATCAAGAATACCCTTTTGACCCTAGTACTACGTTTGTTAATATCAGTAACCTTCCTTGGCCTTCTAACCTTCCTAGTATCTGATAAACTTGATTTAACTTTAGCGAGCGCTAAAGGGTACAACTGCCTAGAAGAATTGGAGCGCATTAACAAGCATGTCGTCTGCCGCACGTTCTTCTAGACCATCATTCATTTCAGGTGAGTTTGAGGTTGTACGGTATGCAGCATTTTTGGCTAAAGAGTATGCCAATGCTTTGGCTCAGGCTATTAAAGAAAGCACTAAAGAAGAAACACAAGCGTTAAAAGAACGAGCCAAAAACTCTAAAACTGATTGGTCTAAAGTTTCTGATAGTTTAGAAGTTAATTATAACGAAAGCACTGGAACTATTGATTACGGAATACCTGGAGATGATGAAAAAGCACGTCTTGCTACAGACCTTGAATATGGTGTTCCTACAAAGGTTGCCCCACAACCGTTGCTTCGTTCGCAAGTTCTAGGAAATAAAACAGAACTTAGTAATAAAATTGCTAATAAAGTTCACGCTAAGTTAACGGCAAAATACCGATGAGTAGAGTTGGTTTTCTTCTTGCTGAGGACGAGGCTCTTAAAAACTTGTTTGCAGGTATGACTGTCCCTGACGATAGAGACAATGAACGACCAGTAGAGGTCTTTTTTAGATATCCAGAAGGTGAAACAGAGCGTTCGTATCCGTTTGTTACTTTAGAACACATTGACATTATCCATGCTAGAAATAGGCAACATTCAGAATCAGATATTTATTACAGAACTGGTGCTGGTTCTGGTGCATCTCTTCCTGCAAGTTCTGCTAACCGTATGGACTACTGGCCTAGCGTGTCTACTGACTTTAGTTTTAAAACAGGAAAGAACAGTTATTCTTATTTAAAGGCTAACGAACACGTTCCTGTTGATTTGCTTTATCAAGTTTCTACGTTTACACGAACAGCCCTACATGATAGGTATTTAACTGCCAAAATGTTAACTGAAATATTTCCTTGGAGAAAAGGGTTTATTAACATTGGTGCAGATGGAACCATTAGGCGTTTAGACCTACTGGATTGGACCACAGCAGACCTTCTTGACCCAGAGGCTGGCTATCGCAAACGTATTTTCCGAAAAGTTTATACCGTACAAATGACCGCTGAGATTCCATCATCTCGTATTGTGGGCGTTAAGGCGGTTACTACAGTTGTTGGCGGTGTTGAACGAATCAACAGCGTCAATGGAAGCGTATATAATATGAGTAGTAACTCTGAAGAACAATTTCCCGATTAATAATGTGTATAGTCCCAATATCTAAGGTATACTTTCTGTAAGGAGTAATCCACAATGGCATTTCAAAGACCTGGCGTTTATGTATCAGAAGGCGCCTTTACAACAACCTCATCTACTGGCACAGACACTGTGGCTGCAGGCTTTATTGCACCTGCACTACGTGGTCCAACAGTAGCAACAAAGATATCATCATGGACAGCGTATAAATCGTTGTTTGGTGATATTGACAATGATTATGACCTTGGTTATGCGCTATATCATTTCTTTGCAAATGGTGGTCGCAGCGCATATGTTTCTCGTGTTTACGCAACCGCAACCGCAACGGCTGCCAGCGTAAATCTCAGCGGAACTATTAATGGTGGTAGTTCTACTTCTGTATTTAAAGTAAGTGCTGCAAACCCTGGTGCGTGGGGGAATAACCTTACGGTCACTATAACTGCTGGATTGGTAACTGGAAATGAGCCAACATTTAATTTGATTGTTAAATTAAGTGGTACAGAAGTTGAACGTTGGAACGAAGTAAGTCTTAACTTATCTGATAATCGTTATTTAGGAACTGTAGTAAATACTTATTCTACTTACATCTCTGTTTCAGAAATTGACACATACACATCTGCATTTACTGTTACTGCAGTTGCTAACTCAGCGCTAACTGCTGGTAGTGATGGTAGTGCTCTTATTAACGGAGATTACGAAAGTGCAATTAACAAGTTTGACCAAGTAACAGAAGAACTTGTTCTTAACGTAGTCAATAAAACAACGGCTGCTACTGTTAACTTTGCATTAGCATACGCAGAAGCACGCGGAGATTGTTTTGTAGTAATTGACCCAGTATCAGTCACATCTGGTGCTGATGCTATTTCTGCTATTACTGGCTATACGGCTTCTTCATACGGTGCCGTGTATTACCCAAAACTTAAGATGATTGACCCATCTAAAACTGGTGCTTCGGCTATTCGCGACACTGCACCTGGTGGGGCTATCCTTGGTTTGTACTCACGAGTTGAGGCAGAACGAACAGTTGCAAAAGCACCTGCTGGTTTTTCTTATGAAGTTCGCAACGCTTTTGGTCTTGTAACTTCGTTTACTGAAGCAGAACAAGGAACCATGTATGATGCTCACGTAAACAGCATGAAAGCAATTCCTGGTGCTGGAGTAATCATCAATGGTGCTCGCACTTTAAAGAAATCAACTGTGTTAAAGTACGTTCCAACACGTCGTAGTCTTAACTACGTCAAGTCTCAATCAAAACGTATTACAGATTTTGCAGTGTTTGAGCCAAACAATGACCGTCTTTGGACAAACATTCAAGTTCGTCTGTCTAAGTTTCTTGCTGAGTTTTGGAGTGCAGGAGGTCTTAAAGGGCGTAATACAGCCGAAGCGTTTTACGTTTTGTGTGATTCAACAAACAATACAACAAACACGATTGAAAATGGTGAAGTTCATATAGAGGTCGGGGTTGCACTGCAAACACCTGCCGAATTTATTGTAATTGAAGTCAGCCAATTTGTTGGCGGCTCTAATCTAAATGAAACCGTTTAAGGAGAACTAATGCCTATTTCACAACGCACTGACCCGCTTCGTAATTTTAAATTTCAAATTCAAATTGTAGGTGCTCCTGATTTAACAGCGCATACTTCAGGAGGAAGTGGAACAGGTCTTGATGGGCTTGGTTTTGCTGAAATGTCTGGTTTAAGCGTTACCAACGAATTGATTGCCTATCGTGAAGGTGGCATGAATACCCACCCACACAAGATGGTTGGTCAATCAGATTTTCCACCAGTGTCATTTAGCCGTGGAGTTTTTTCAAATCAAGCACAAATGTGGAAATGGCAAACATTTATCCATTCGTGGCAACAAGGAACAGCAGCAACTGGTAGCACTGGTTTATTACAAAATGGAGGTAGTAATGACTACCGTTGCGACATTGTTGTTCGTGTGTTTGACCACCCATATACTCGTAATGATGGAACTGGTGGTTCATATCAATCAACTGATTTGCCTGCAGGAGATACAAAACCAGGTAAATGTCAATTAGCATTTAAATTGTTTAATTGCTGGCCTGGTGTTTTTGCAATGAACGGTCTTAACGCTGGTGACAACGGTATATTAATTCAACAAATGACGGTGCATCACGAAGGTTTCTATATTGCGTTTACTGAAAGCGAAATTAACGTAATTGGAACTACTCGTTAACTAATTGCAATAACTACAATTTAAGGAGCACTACATGTCTACTGAACTTTCGTCTGACGCCGTGGCTGTAAACAATGCCCTGCAAGACCCAGCACCAAAGGTAGACCTTCCAACAAGTTTAAAGGTTGACTTGTATCGTGGATTGTATATACCCGCATCAGACGAGTGGTATACCACTGCAACTGTTCGTGAACTTAACGGAGAGGACGAAGAAGCCCTTTCTGCTTTTGACGTTCAAAAAAACGTTACATACTCTGAATACATGACACATCTTTTAAAACGGGGTGTTGTATCAATTGGAGACCTTGAAGTAAAGGGAAAAGCAGAAGTTATTGACGATTTAATTGTTGGTGATAGAGACGCTTTATTTTTAGGAGTTTTAAAAGCAACCTATGGTCGTTATCGTGAGTTTCAAGTAACTTGCCGAGAATGTAGTGGTGATAATGATATCACTATGGATTTAGATAAGGACTTTACAAGCCCTACTGTAACTGTAGACCTTCATAAACCAATTGAAGTAAAACTAAAAAATAACAAAGTAGTTCAATTACGCTATCCAACAGGTGGAGATAGTCAGACTGCTGGCAAGCGTGGTAAGACTACGGCTGAACAAAACACTATTATCTTGTCACGATGTGCAATATTAGACGGTAAAACTACTTCTGAAAAAGAGGCGTGGGCTAGAGGGTTGTCATTGGCTGACCGTAACAAGTTAGTTAAAGCCCTTTTCTCGGCACAACCAGGGCCTCGTATGGAAGAGGTGGAAACCCAATGCTCCCACTGTAATGCTAAGATAGTACTAGCACTAGATTGGGTCGCACTTTTATTTGGCTAATCTAGTAAAAGTTTATTGGGAGTACGAAGCGATTGCCTCTACGTATAGGGGTTTTGGTCTAAAAGACCTTAAAACTATGACGGTAAGACAACGAGCATACTGGTTCAGGATGTCTAGTTGGCGAAACTCCAGTGGAGGCAATTAAATAATGGAAGAACCAAATCTTGGTGGAGGTTTAGGCGGCAGTGCTGCTGAAGGCAACGCCTCAAGTTCAATGGGTAATTCTGTTGTTAACTCACGCCTTAGCGTTGACCTTAAAATGTTGGAAGGTCTTAACAGCGAACTTAGTAAATTAAACGAAAACACTAAAAAGATTAAATCTAATTTTAAAGATTTAATTAGTAACACCAAAGACTTAACTGCAGAATTAAACAAAGCCGCTACTGCAATGGGCAAAGTTAGTGGTAAGTCTAGTTCTGGCTACATGGACGTAAGCAAAGGTATGCCTGATGCTGCGGTTGCTGGTCGCCAACAACAACTGGCTGATGTTGAACGCATCTTAGGAGCGCTTGGTAAAGGTGGTGGGCTTCCTGGAGGTGGAGGAGGTGGTGGCGGAAAAACTCTTGGTGGTTTAAAGGCTTTTGGAAACAACCCTTACGTTCAAGCGGCTTCACAATTTGGACAAGCAGCAATAGGTGCAATTGATGACCGTGTTGACCGTAACAAAGGTTATGCACTTTCAGCAGACAAGTTAAGTGTGCAACTGCAGCAACAGTATGGCATGAGTCAAATGGGTGTAATGAATGATTTGCGTGGACCGTTGCGTAAAAATCGTTTAGGAATGGGTGGAATTAACGAACTACTTTCAATGCAATCACGCACTGGTATTAATGCTCAAAAGCAAGCAGGTTCTGTTGAAAGCATACGAACACTCATGGGATATGGAACCAGCGCTGGTGATGCAACTAACTATATTGAAAGTTTAGGTCAAGCAGACACAGTAAACAAAATGTTTATGATGACTGGTACCAGCCTTTATGGAATTGGTGGTAAACAAAAATCAGCACAACAAGTAAACCAAGATTTAATTGGAAGACTTGGTTTAAACAATCGTGAACTAATCAACGCTGGTCGTCAAGAGGGTTCAATGGTTCGTCAAAGATTGCAAATGTCTGGACTAGACCAAGGTGCTCAAGATTTGTTGTTGCAATACGCAGAATCAAACGTTAGTTTTACTGAAAAAGGTGGAAAAGGTTTTTACGACCCATCTAAAAAATCTGACCGTGAACGTATGGGTATTGAAGGAAACTATGCTACACAACAAGAGGAAACTACACGAACAGGGATAAACCGTGAAGAGCAAATGTATAAGCGTCAAGCGGATAACTACGCTCAAATGGAAAAGAACTTGCAGGCTGTAAACAAAGCGTTAGGTGCTTTTGAAGACAAATTATCTGGAATTACTGGGGCAAGAACAAGCACTCGTGGATTTGGTCAACTGTTAAGCCCAGCACTTGGAATTGCTGGAGCAATTGTTGGTGCGTATGCTGGTGGACCTATGGGAGCAGTTGCTGGTTATGGAATTGGTTCAGGTATTGGAACAAAACTTGGGGACGCTACTGGTGGAGGAACAGCAAGTCCTGGAAGTATTGCTTCAGTTAATCCAACAGTTAAAAAGGGAGACCAAAACCTTCTTTCACAATTAAAACCAGTTCTTCGTGAACCACTTACTCGCTTATTAATGGACCGTCCAGGAATAGGTATTGGTGGTGCATACCGTAGTGCTGAAGAACAGAAAAGCATGTTTTTGTCACGTTATTATAAAACTGATGAAAAAACAGAAACGTTTTATGACGGTTCTTATTGGCAAAAGAAACCTGGAGTTGCTGCGGCAGCACCTCCTGGATTGTCTTATCACGAAATTGGTTTGGCTGCCGACCTTACGTTTTCATCAACTGAAGATGAACAATGGTTAAGGAACAATGCAAGTAAATATGGTCTTGATGAATTCTCACGACTTGGAGAAGTGTGGCACGTGCAATCAAAAGCCTATCCAGCCAGTCGTAGAAATTATGAAGAGGGGGGCGCATCATATGGAACAGAAGAAAATACAGATACTAAATATGTAATTGGAACAACTGGGTCAACTGCTGAAACTGGACCAATGGGTCAAAGTGGTATGAACATGAGTTATGAAGCAACAGTGCACCAACAAATGAGCACTGCCGAATCAATTGCAGCATTTTCACAAGGTAGATTAACAACGTTGTTGTATGGTAACTCTCATGGCAACTCTGGCGGTGCTGGTGGTGGGAGAAACACCTCTAATCAAACATCAAATGATAGTGGTAGTAGTGGACCTCCTAAAAACAGAGGAAACATTAACCAAGACCATAGAGACTATTATTCAAAATTACAAAAGGTAATGGGAAAAAACACAATCTCTAAGAGTGTAGTTAAAGATATGCTTCGTAGTCTTTCTGTTCGTGGTAAAAAATTAAGTGAAGAAGAATTAACTAAGTTTATGGGATTTGTAGGGCGTGAAACTGGAAACACGTGGGATGCAAACTCATTAAACCCATCAGCATCCACTAAAGATTTATCTTTTGGATTACTCCAGTTAAATATGGAAGGTATGAGTGGTCATGATTACCAAGATATGCTCAAAATACATCCAGAATTTAAAAACGATTTTTCTGGTTTATGGGACCCTAAAAAAAACTTAGAGGTAGCGGCTAATTGGAAAATGGCAGATGGCATGACTGCAGACCGCAATTACAATGTTGCGTATCATTGGGATTCTTACAAGTCTGGACTTAAACAAGAAGGTGACCCTTCTGGTAAAGGTTATACTCCAACTAAACAAACAGGTTCGTCGGCACCTTCTTCTACTAAAATTACTACTGGACCAACAAATAATAATGTATTTAACATTAATCCTACTATAAATGTTAACAGCACTGGTTCTGTTCCTATGGACGCTGCTAAGTTAGCAAAAGAAGTAACTAAACTTATTGACCGAGAATTGAGAATGAATATTGTGAGGAGTTCTTAATATGGCTGATTTTGAAAAACTTGAATGGACTTTAGCCGAAGCCGAAAACGATAATTTTTCTAATTATTCAAAATTAGGTGAAGCAAGAAATACAAGTAGAGAAAACAAACCTTTTGCTTATCCTGGTCCATTTTCTAGAAATATTGCTGGAACACGTGTAAACCAAAAAATGAAACGCGGTTTTATGCGTAGCATTATTATGGACCAAAGTATTGCAGGTGCTTTTAAAACAAAAAGTCCAGGAAACCTTCGCCTTAACTTTCAATTTAATCCAGAGTACATTGAACGTAACGTGTCACAAAGTCCAGGGGCGGTAAACCCTTTGTTGCAAAATCCAGCAAACCTTACTCAAGCAGTTCCAGGAACTGCTCAATTTGATTTTACAATGATGTTTAATCGTGAGGCAGAAGTAGCGCAAAGAGAAAGAGACCTTTTGTTAAGTGGCACTGCTAATGATTCAATTGACAGGCAGGCAAGAGCACAAGGGTTTGACATTGATGGTGGTCTAGCAAGTAGTGCAATGACAGACCCTGGTCAAGTTGGGGTAATGCATGACCTTACTATTTTTGACAGCATTATTGGACAAGGTATTACATCAGAATTAGTTGATGTCATTACAGCGTATACAAGGCAACAGGTTGTTGCGTCAACTAACGACCCAAACAAACCAGAAGATGCAGAAATTATTACTTTTAAAGAAGCGGATTTTAAAACATCAATTCAAGCAAACTTTGGAAACTCTGCTTTTTTAAACCCAATGCCTGTTCGCATTGTGTTTTCAGATTTGTTTATGGTTGAAGGTTTGGTAGTTGGTTCTGCTGTTGCTTTTCAAAAGTTTAGCCAAACCATGATTCCAACACTTTGCCAAGTCAATTGTAAAGTTTATGCACTTTATGTTGGGTTTGCAAAGAAAAAAGCGTTTTTAACAGACAACCTTGCGTCTTGGGCAGTTGATACGGTAAAAGCAGAAGTAGCGGCTCAAGCCGAAGTTACTAAAGAAACTAAAACACTAGCAAAAAGCCTTATTCAATTAAACCTTGGTGTTAATGTACAACCCGAGGGTGACAGGCTAACTGTTCCAACACATAATACTACTGCTATGAAAGTATTTGCACCAAATAATACTGGTAAGTTTTTAGAATCCGCTTCTTATTATTCAGGAAATGGTAGTACTGGTGCAACAAGTTGGGTAACACTACCTCAGTGGTTTAACGCTTTTGCTGCAAGTAATATAGATTTAGGGATAATGAGAAATACCGCAAATACATTATTTGTTGGTAAAACAGTTACGGACGCTTTTGTTAAAACTTTGCTTCCAATAACCCTATATCTTGAAACCACGGATAAAGACTTTAATAATGTTTCATCTTCTTTTACAGCAAAAATTATTGACACTACTACTAGTCAAACTAAGGCCACTAAAACATCACCATCTAGTAGTGCTTGGGTTCCAATAAGTACTAGCCCTGGTAACACTGATTTTGGATTTATTTATGAAAATTCTAAAAATTCTAAAAAAACTTATGTATTTAAAAACACTTTCTATATTGACCCAGTAGACGTAACTAGTGTTAAACAAACAATTAGTAGTACTTCAAGGTGTGAGTTAAACATAGGAATTAAATTTAATAAATCTTTGTCAAGCGGAGTCTTAGTTACTCATAGTATTGAACAAAAGTTTTATTACAATGGAACTGACCCATTTTTTTATGAAGAAAACGCTGGAACTGGAAGCAATTTATTACTAGTTAATAAATACAAAGTTGGTTTTAGTTCTGCGGGTGGAGAAAGGCGATGATTAACTCTAAATCCTCTCGTTATTCTTCTTTATTTGATAATGATAAAGATAACGAAGCACGAACCATAGCAGAACGTGTTATTACCAAGTCTCAACCATATTTTACACACGTAACTGAATCAAATGAATCGTTTACTTCTTTAGCAGCAAAGTATTTAAACAACGAAAAGTTATATTGGTATATTGCCGACCAAAATCCGCAGATTCGTTTTCCTGATTTAATCCCTATTGGAACTATTATTCGTATACCTTTGGCATGATTACTACTAACTTATCACCTCTTGGAATTACTTGGAGTATTGCAATTGATGGAGTTCCGTTTATCAAACAAACGGTTCAACGTATTCAAACTTCTTTTGTTGAAAACCAACATGACTACATGGTTGTAGAGTTAGTTGGAGTCCCTTCTTCGTATGTATCTACGTACGTAGACCGTCCTATTACAGCATTTGTAAAGATTAGAGGGGGCAAATCGTTTGCATTTTATGGTTATGTAACTCAGATTGAAGGAACTTCGGTTACAAATGAAGGAACAGTAAACAACAGTCCTTTTCAAATTATTAAACTTATTTGCCTTGGCTCGTCACACCTACTTCGCAGTAATAACACATTGGTGTGGGAAAACGTTACATTAGAAAACATTGTCTCTGATATTGCAAACGATTTTAGATTGGGCTATTCAATGCCTGTAGACAACTATGTTTTTAAACGACTTGTACAGTCAGAAGAATCATTGTGGAAGTTACTTGTAAAAGCGTGCGACCAATTAGGTTATGTAATAACTCTTACTAACTCACACATACATATTTGGGACAAAAACAAATCATTAGCGCGTCAATCTTCATACACTATTTTGCGTGGGGTAAAAGTTAAAAAAGAAAACTACAACCCTTTTCCAGGAGATATTGTTAGCATAGAATCAACTTTAGGAACTGCTGATGTTTCTCAACAATCAGGTGACAAAACAGTTACATACCTTGATGAACGTGGTGTGTTTGTGACTGTTGACAGTTCTCAATTAAACGGATTAAACAGTTTTGGAACTCCTTCAGAGAGCAGGTTTTATAACAAATTAACAGTCAGTGTTGATTCGTTTGAAAAAGCATCTCGTTACATTGAATCTAAAATTAAAAAAGCATATCCATATATGGCAGACGCTTTAGTGTATGGAGACCCTTCTATTGTTCCAGGTGGGGTTGTAAAAATTGAAGGTTACGGAGGAGATTTTGATGGGTACTGGTACGTCAATTCTGTAACTCACACACTGTCAACTGACACTTTAACATCGTTTTTAAAATTAGAAAAGAATGGAACATACGACATTCTTCCAAAGTTTCCAATTGTTCAGCGTTATCAAGAACCTCCTTTGCCAACATTGATTAAAGACAAATGGGTAATGAAATCAGAGTATGTAAATGTATACAACTAAAAACATTCATACTGTCGTGTCTGGAGGACCGCACCGAGCAGTAGTAACCTACTCCAGTAGTAGTAGTGGGGAAATAAGGGTTCGCATACCTGCTGTGTTGGGTTCGTCAGAAGTAACTATTTCATTAATTGGCAGGAACAAAGATTCAAATGGTTGGTCTGTTCCTAGTGTTGGAGACCAAATAATTGTTGGCACAGATGATAGTACTTTTACAAATGTGTTTTGGATTCAAAGCGATGGAACGTCTAAACTTGAAGAACGAATTGCTACGTTAGAAACACAAGTAGCGTCTATTTTGGAGGCATTAACATGAAATCTATTAGAATACCCTTTTCTTTTGAAGAAGGTAGCGTGTCTAATACAACTAACGTAGACACTATTGTTAGTCAAGAAATAGTTAATTACTTTATGACAATTGATGGGGAAAGAGTTATGAACTCTTCATATGGAGGTGGCTTGCCTAGGTTGTCATTTGAAATTAATGACCCTTTAGTTTTGGCTGATTATAAACTAGATGTTGTTACTGAGGCTAATTTAAACCTATCTTTTGGTAAAGTGTTAGACCTTTTAGTAGTAGACACTGCAGATAACACGTTTTATGAAGACAATGTGGCTACAGTACTGGTTCGTTACGCTGTGTCACCTAGGACAATATCTACTGTAAAATTAGTAGTAACAAATACGTTTAATGAAGAAAGTGACGTTTAATGGCAACTATTGATTATTCTAACCGAGATTACGATTCTATTCGCGCTGATTTATTACTTCGTGCAGAAGAAATAGTTCCCGAATGGACAGCAAGAAATTCTTCTGATTTTGGAGTTCTATTTGTTGACCTTTGGTCATACTTTGCTGACGTACTACATTACTACATTGACCGTGCTGCTGGTGAGGCTTTTATCACTACAGCAACACAACGAGAGTCATTGTTGGCTCTTGCCAGTCTGTTTGATTACAACCCACAACTTCAAACATCTGCAACTTCTACGGTAACAGTAGTCGGTACAAACATTCCTGCAGGACAAACTGTAACAATAAATAGTGGAACTACGTTTGTTGCTCCAGCAACTTCAGAACGTCCAATTATCTATTTTACATCAACACAAAGCGCTTCTGCTTCGGCTTCTTTAAATGCTGTTATTTCAGTTGTTGAAGGTTTACAAGTTTCTAATGAAACTGTTGGAACTTCAAATGGTTCTGCAAATCAACGATTTTCATTATTCTATAGTGGGGTAATTGGTGACAGCGTACAAGTATTTGTACAAGAAGGAACTGTAGTTGATGGAGTTCCTTCAAATGTTGAGTATCAATTTGTTAATAAATTATTAGATTCAACATCAAATGACCGTGTGTTTACACTTGTTTCAACGGCGTCTAACGGAACTGATATTGTTTTTGGAAATGGTATTAACGGTAAGGTACCCAACACAGGTCAAACCATAGTTGTTAATTATCGCAAAGGAGTTGGTTCTCGTGGAAACGTTGCAGCAAACTCAATTACTCAAATTCAAAACTCTCCAAGCGTTTATCTTTCTGAAATTCTGTCTTCCGCTGCTACTGGTGGTTCAAACGTAGAATCAATTGATTCTTTAAAAAATAATATCCCATCTTCTTTTGCAACACAAGACCGTGCTGTATCCCTAAGTGACTACAAAGCACTTGTTCTTCAAGTTGCAGGAATTGCTAAAGGAACTGCTGCCTATTCAAATGGGGCCGTAACTATATATGCCGCTCCGTTTACGGAAGACTATTTAACAATTGCAAGTAATACACTTTCAGTAAGTTCTGATTTAAGAAATGATATTGTTGCATACTACGAACCTCGTCAAATGGTTGGGGCAAGTGTAACAGCAGCAAGCGCAATTAATTTAACAGCCGTAAACGTAACTGCTACTGTAAATGTATTGCCAGGATACGTTGCAAGTAAAGTTTCTGAATCTGTTGAAGCAGCCTTGGACACTTTATTTAAATTTGAAAACGTTTTTTTTAACCAAACTTTGTCAAAAGGCGTTATCTACAGAACAATTCTTGAGGTTCCTGGTGTTGACTACGTAACAATTTCTTTGCCTAGTACTGAAACGGTAACGTCTGGTGCATATGGTTTATTAAAAAAAGGAACCTTTACACTTACAACCGTTGGTGGAGTTAGTTAAATGTCATTAGTTTCTTTTAGGTTACGAAGAACTGACGATACTGGTTCACTTGTTCGTCAAGTAGACCGATTAGATTCGGCAATTCGTAGTGACTCATATGTGGCTCCTTCAGACGTTGGTAGTGGCTTTTCTACGTTTAGTGCAACAGTCATGAACATTGAAGAAAAGACAATTATTGATACAACACGACCACTTGGGCAATATATTGTTTATGAATATGATGTGTTGACCAATTGGACATTGACTGAACCACTTGTTGCTGCTCCAGTAACAACTTCACCAATTGAAATACATCTAGTAGTTAACCAATATGGAGAACCACTTACAGTTGAAGATGGAACTGTATTATTTACTTGTAATAGTACAAACTTTGTAAGCACATTTAGACACGTAAGTTCATTGTACAAACCTGGAACATGGTTGTATTACGGTTTTTTTATTAAGTATTCCAACGGTGGCACAGAATGGTTTGAGCGTGTAACAAGTTTAAGCGTTCAGTTGCCAAAATATTATCAGTCGGTTGAAGACTTGTGGAAACGAATTCCAGAATACTATCGTGGTTTAGACTATGGTGAAGGTAACGGACACCTTAAAAAATACCTATCGTTGTTTGGTTGGGAACTTGACAAAACACGAAGTTTAATTGACAGTTTAATAACTGTTAATGACCCGTTGACTTCACCAACTATAACCCTTGACGCAATTGCTAAACAATTGGGTTTGCCAATAAGCACTAATGATGTTGGAACAGCACGGTTAAGAAATGTTCTTTTAAACGTTTTTAACCTTCGTCAACGTAAAGGAACAACCAACGGAACTCTTTCTTTTATTTCTGCATTGTCTGGTTGTCAATCTAACTTTGACTCTTCTACAAATACCTTTAAGGTATATTCGCAAAGAGTAAATTTATTGTCTGACCCAAAATTTAGACAGCAAGATGTTTCTTTTTATTTAGGAACCCCTTCTGTTCTTAACAGAACACCTTTCACACTTCGTAAAACTGATGGTGGTTCTGCATTGCGTAACCCAAACGCAGTTGATGATTCAATCAGAAACAACAATTCAAATACTTTGTCTATTGGAGAGTTGGCAGAGTACACAACAACATTAACAACCGACACTGCGGCTTCTGTTGGTTGGGGTGTGTATACGTATGGAAGTGCTTTTTCTGCTGCTGCATCTGTTCCTATCATTGAAACTGTTGTTTATGACGGTGAAGAAACCGCTGGAGCATCAGTATCCGTTGTTTACGCTAATGGAGATGGTCTTAAAATTAAGATTCCAGATGATGCAACTGGTTCTCAAGTAGTTGTTGTGTACGGAAGAAAACCATTCTACTACCGAAATGACGTTACTTATTACAGTTCATTTAACTGCAGTCTTTCGGGAGCATCTTTTGTTAACTTTCGTTTTATAACTAACGATAATATAAACAGTTACGTAGAAGCTGACCCACCTGATTCCGTGGGTGAACCATTGTTTTATGATTCATGGAACACAGAAAGTGCCGCAAATCAAAACATATTCTTGTATGGAAACACGGCTTATTACAATGCCAGCGCACCTGGGTTAGCAACTGTTGGTCGTTTTAGTATCCAACATCCAGAAACACTTGATATAGACAATGTTGAAAAGGCTGTAGTTCCAGCGTTAGTGTTTTTTGCTGACCCTGGTGATTCTATTATCGTTTCTAAATGGTTAGTTGAGCCTAACGCCGTAGGTCGTTATTTTGATGGAGATGACGTCTATGGTGGTTTTATATTTCAAGCAAACCAACCAAACGTTGTTGGCACTGCTGATTACAGATGGGGACCAAATGGTGGAGACGACAACGAAAACTTTTCGTATTACACATTAGATTATGCGCGAGTCAGTGATGTTGTAAATAGGGTTGTAAGTGACTCACTAATCCCTGTTAACATGATTGGCAATTACAACATTTCATGGAACACTATCCCAGGAGACTAATGGAACTATTACTTGTAGCACTAGCCGTTTACAAAATTGTACAAATTTTAGATTTGTTTATACCTAAAGAACCAATGCCTTGGGTCAAGGTTGTTACAACATTGGTTTTGTCTTACGCATTAGTTTTGATATTGTGGACTGACACAATATGGTTACATGGACTTGTTGTTGCAACAATTGCTGGTATAGTACACAGCCTAATTCGCATGATTACATTCATGGGAGACATGGCAAGAGCAAAATCGTTACGTTAAAAAGGAGCACAAAATGGGTCAGTTTGTAATACTTGGAGTAGGTAATACGTCGGATAACATCATAGAAGATTGTTTATCTGATTTACCAAAAGACAGCACGTTTAGTATTTACACATACCGAACAAACTTAGAAGGTGTGTGTCGCGTCTATGATTGGTTGTTAGACAACAAAGCGCCATACATTGCGTATCACAACAATACAGCGCCACCGTTGTTACTGAACTCCGCGATTAAAGTAATTGAAGCGTCTGTAGATGAGATGATTGACGTGACGCAAAAGAATATGGGAACTGTTCTTTATTTGTGGGATGACAAAGATGAAGTAGCGTCAGAAAAAGAAGTAACCAAATTAATTGACAACGGATTACGTGTTCTTGATTTAACACAAGGTCTTACGCCATTTTTAATTGTGGACACTAAAAAAGAAGTAAACAACACTGTTGATTCCCTTAAACCAATTACTCGTGAAGAGTATGAAGAAATGCCATTGGCTTCGTTAAAACAACAAGCAGCAGCACACGGTGTAGAGAAAAGTAAATCTACATCAAAAGAAAACATAATCAATGAACTGACTAAGCCTGAATCAAAAGAAGTTTTAAACAAACCAACAGCAACCGTAGTAATTGTTAGTGGGGAATTAACACGAACATTTAGAGTTACGGAAAAAGAAGCGCAACAACTTATTAACGACTTAAACTAATCACGCAGGGGGACTGGAGGCGGAAAGGAGGTAGAAAACCTCCAGCCCACACCCTGCTCAGCGTTAGGACAAGGAACGCTAAAAAACAGTGTATCAAAAAGGACAAGGAAACACACAATGGCAAAACGCAAATTATCA